TCAACCATCCAAACATTTGGCACACTACCAGTGAGTTGAATGTTTGCTCTTATTAGCTTATTTGTCAAAGACCTACCAGTTAATAACTCAAGATGCTTCCTTGCACTTGAGATTAAATTATCAATCAAAGAATCATCCGAGGTATAATCAATCCTCATCCAATTCTTCGCATCCGTTCTACTTACTGGCTCAACCACCGCATCAGCTAAAATGGTTATCCCGTTTATATATATTGCCATTACTTGTAATATTTATCAACCATTTCTCTGAGCCAGAGTTCAAATTCATCAAGTGCTTTTCTTGGGTCGTGGTCTTTTGCTCTTTTTCTTGCTCTCCTTGAGGCTTCGGCATATGCCTTTTTCTCATCCAACTTTGTAATTGCTTCAACCCAGCTTTTAGTGTCATTACGATCTTTTATAAATATCCCAGCATAACCACAATTCTCAACCAACCCATCTGCATTACTGCAAATCACTGGTATCCCATTACACATTGCCTCCGTAGCCGTTCTACCCCAACTCTCATATTCACTTGGCATCAACAAGATTCTTGTCATACCATATATGGGCTTAATATCTGCTGTATTTGGCAGTATTTTTAGATTTGGAAGGTTTGGTGTCACTTGCTCATCATAACTCCCCAAAACACCTAAAAATCGTTTATTTGGCAATGCCCTAGCTATGCTTTCAAATATCTTACCGCCTTTGTTCTCGTTTAAGTTTATAAGTGTAATATATTCGTTGCCCTCTGGGTCTTTACCTAAGTCGTAATCTCTAAAATCAACGGGAGGCGGTATTGTAAAGTTATCCCATTTGTAATTTAATTTCCGCTTTATCCATAGTGAGTTATAGACAATGTGTTGTGGAAATCGTGCATTTTCAATCTCTGGGTACTTATGAGAATTATGTATTAAATGAAATACTGGCTTTTTATACAAACTTGCACTACCAATAGTCCATTGAGTGTAGTCCAAATGTGTAAAAACACAATGAGACCACCTCATTAAATTCTCAATAACATTTGGATTTGGGGGAAATACATCCACACCATCAAATGTATAATTAGTTTTAATCCTATAATGATTAGCTTGATGCAATAAAACCCTAACATTGTGACCTTTATCCATCAAGTCTTTAGCCATTTTATGCGCCATCCATTCAGCACCACAGTTGTGAATTGGAGGATATAGATGTATAGAAAAAAGTATATTCATATTAGTTTATTAGCACTTCCATTAAAAATCTCTCTATAATCTGCGTAGTGATCCCATAAAGCACTTTGATGTGGTTTCTGCCAAGCTATCATAGGTGCTATTATATAGCTATTCCCTCTTGGATGAACATTCTCCTTCAACCAATCATCAAACATCAATGACGAGTCTGTATAAGCCTCACAGATGGCTTTTGGATTATTGAATATCACTGCGTGTGTAGTCCAAGCACCAAAAGTCCTATATAAATTATCACTATATTTCTGAATAGGTCCTACTAGGTTTGCACCTAAATAGCAAATCTCCCAATCATCAGGGAGTTGTCTTAAAGCATCTATAAAATGCTCGTTCTCTCTTATCTCAACGTCATCCTCAAAAAAATATAAAACATCATCAATCTCCTTGCAAATATTACTTATAGAGATATTAAATGATGTCTTTGGATTGCTATGCTTCTCAGCATATACAATCTTAGGCTCAATACCTAATTTATTTATCTCACTAATCGCACTATCAAGTGTTGGTGAGCCTTCGGTAGTAAGTAGTCTAACTCTCATAAGTAAAAATATGGGGAGAGAAACTCCCTCCCCTATATTTATAAACCTTAGATAGCACCGTAGATAGCAGCTGAAGGCTGGAACTGAAGAAGTTCGCAACGAGCTTCTGCTCTGAAAGTGATAAGGTTCTTGATGAAATCATCTTGATCAAACTCTGTTGAACGAACTGCAAGACCGCTTTGCTGAGCAATAGCGAACTTAGTAGTGTCCATAACGTAGATCTTAGATGCAGTAACCAAAGAGTGAGGAATAACTGGTACACCTACGATTCTTACGTTACCATTGTTGTCGATAACCATTCCACCAGGAAGTGAATAGTCACTTGGCTTGGTTTTCAACAATGAAGCCCAACCAGCGTGAGTTGTCAAAGCAAGGTTTGGAGTCCAGTTAGCAGAACCCAACTGAGCAACATAGTCGATGAACTTCTCAGCAGTGTTAGCACCAGAAGAAACACCAGCAGTTGCAGAAGATGCGATAGCGTTAAGATAATAAGTATCTTCAGCCTTTTGGAAATCTTCAATCAATGACTGCTGCAAATATGCTTGTAAGAATGGCAAATCATCAATCATCTGGCGAGATACTTTAGCGTAACCAGCGATGAAAGACAAAGCAGTGTTTACAACTGTTACATCGTAATCAACTTGTGGCTTAGCAGAACCTTCAGTTTGCTTACCGAAAGAACCTTCACCTACTGGAGTGTTACCTCTTGGGAAAGATACTGAACCAGTTGATACTGGGATGATGTTGAACACACTTCTAAGGTGTGGGTTAACGAAAGAACGCAATGCTGGGTTGTCAACGTAAGAAACGTATGCATCACCAGTCAAGTTGCTTGACAACAACATTGTGCCAACTGCTTTCAAATCGATATCAGCAGCAAAACCTTTACCATTGTTACGAACCGCAGCTTTAATGTCGTTGTAACCTTTCTCGATTGCATTACCAATCTCAGCTTTGATGTTGTGGATATGCTCAGAGTAAGACTTAGCAACTTTTCTCTCAGCGTTTGCGCTCAACTTACCGAAAGCAGCCTTAGCGTCTTTCACTTCGTTCAATGCTTCAGCAAGAGTCTTGTTAGACTTCTCCATTTGCTCATTGATTTGCTCTACTTTAGAGTCAAATGCCTTTGCAGCTTTCTCGGTTACACTTGCAACCTCAGCCTTTTGTTCTGCCAATTTTGATTCTAGGGCAGATTCGAATGCTTTTAAATCGCTCATTTTGTTAGATTTTATTGATTATTGATATAAATGAACCCACTGGCAATTCAGCTTCTTTTTGCTGCGGCTCTGTCGCAATGACTGGAGCAGTGCTACTCATCATCTCTATTGCTTGTGCGAGTTGTTTTACTTTTATTAAGCATAGGTCGATTGTCTCATCAGTGACATCGCTATCACGAATAAACTTCTCGAATGCTTTGATTTGATCCTTAACTTGTTCTACGTTACCCATATTTTTTAATCCTAATAATGGTGTGTTCTCATTTGCACCCCAAGCAGTTAAACTTGAGCCTTCAAATAGCATTACTTCGTGTATCTCATTAGCCTCACCACTCTTTTGCTCTCTTAGTGTCCTAAAGCCAATAGAATGCTCACCAATGAGTCCACTCTCAACCATCTTAATAAAGTCCTTACCAAGTTGGTGAGTGCCTATTTTAGATTCATAATAAAGCCCATAGCTATCTTCCTTTAGATTCATCAATTTACCCAAAGGTTTAGATGGGTCGTGGTTTAGTAAGTGCTTAATCCTTTGCTTACCATCAACTCCCCAATCTTGGATAGAACGCTTAAATGCTCCTGGCATCATAATATCGCCATCGCTATCCACCATACCAAATGCAGAGAAGTAACCACTTACTACCCCACTTTTCGCATCAACATCTTTGACCTCAAGACCAAAAGACTTGTAATTGTAAATCATATTCTTTTTATTATCTATTTGTTCTAATTTGCTTATTGCCCAATTTATCCCAGCATCACCGCCCCAAGCATCCCACATTATCCCACCACATCCTTCTTCATAAGGGACATCTTTGTGTTGTTGATGTCTCTTAAATGATGCCATCCTTGCGATAGTATCACGTGATACTTTGTCACGGTTTGCAAGTTGCCTTGCTCTTGTCCATCCCACATCCGTCCCACAAGTGCTACCATTCTCCTCTTTATATTTTAATGCTCTCTTAGCATTATTAGTCGCTGCCTCTGGATAGTCGTTGTAAGTATCCGCCTTTTCCTCTTTTCCATTCTCTCCCTCCTCTGCCAAATAAGCCCTATAAGCCGCGTTGGCATTGTCCCTTGTAGTATAGATACATTCACCATTCTCACCTATTTTGTACTTACCATTACTTTCACAATATATAACTGGCATATCTTATATTTGATTTATTTTTTTGTTTACCAGTTAGCATAGCATATAATGTTTTTTCATTTATATTAACATCTTTTGCTGCTTCTCTTATAGTATTATATATTTTATTATTCAATATGTCTATTACACTAACCGCTTTTGGAGGATTTTCTTTTGTAAATGACCCACTATTCTTTTTTGCAATCCCTTTTGTGCCAGTTAGCCAAGATATATTTCCTTTTTTAAATTTAGTTTTACTTGCATTAGATTTACCTTTAAGTCCTTCGCTCATTTTTCTTCTTTGCTCTTCTGTTGGTTTCCAACCTAATCCATATTTATTTCCTTTGTTCGCTTCACTAATTCTTTTTCTTTTCTCTAAAGATAAATTATTATTCCCATCGCCACCATCAGTTTGATTAGCTAAGCAGCCATTATTTAAATCTATTCTACCATATAATTTTATAAACTCTTTTTCTTTTTCACAAGCCTCATCCCAAGTTAAATTATCAAATAGTATTTCTATTTCATAATTTGTTTTATTTGTAATATATTTCCAAATATTATTTCTACAAGTTTTTTTGTATGCTCTTTTTTCAGTCTTACCAATACCAATATAAAATGGTTGGTTCTTATCAAGTCTTATATGTCTATATAATATAGCCATCTTATTCTATTGTTGCGGCATTAAGCCTTGGTTTTAAAATTAGTCTACCATTTTTATCCCTCTTAGGTATGAAACCAATCGCACATCGGCAGTTGATTGTAAACCCAGCGGGTGCAGTTATGTCTCCAGGTTGCATTGCACTAACTGGCTGACCTTCTTTACCAACCGATGTAAAAGGCTCATCATAACCCACTATTACACCATCCAACGCAACGTGATCAAAAGTGTCCTCTGGGATTCGCCTTGTCCTACTATCTCTCGCACTTATCCATTGCTTGTCCACTTCAAAGTCGTGAGCCTCCGCTCCTTTCATCGCACCTATGTTACTTGCCCTCATCACCTCGGTTCTTGCTATTCTCCTTGCCCTAAAAGCTGAGTAATTTAGTTGCTCATCACTCTTAAGTAATCTAACAATCTCCTCAATGCTCAACCCTTCGTTTATACCCTTAGTTACTATATCATTCATCTTCTTTTTAGTAGTAGATGTTATGTCGGCAACTAAGACAAAGCCTTGTTGGAATAAAAATTCAATCACCGCAGTTGTCCACTCTTTATTAAATCCAAAAGTGTCAGCTTTTCTATTAGCTTCTATCTTTAGGACTCTATAAGTGGCATTACCAAAAGTAACCACCGTTTCCTTGTACATTTGTTCAAAGAGCCTTGTTATCTCCTTATCCCACACATCAAGTCCCAACCTACTTCTTGCACCACTAACACCATATCTACTCACATCACCAGCAAACTTCACAAACTGTTTATATATGCTATCTTTTAGTTTGTTAAAATATTTTGCCTCTATCTCCCTCCTCAATCGCTCCACTTTGAGCCAATATGTCTCTC